CCCAAGTGTCGTCTGTCGGCACGGTGGACACGTCTTTCCAGCCTGCTTCTGATTCGGGCTTCCCCCCGTCGTATCCGTTTGTTCTCGTGTTCGAGAAGGATTCGGCTAATGAGGAGATTGTCCAGGTCACGGCGAAGGTTGGGTCGTCGTTCACGATCACTCGTGGTATTGATGGCACGACGGCGCGTTCGCATAGTGCGGGCACGAGTGTCGAGCATGCGATCATTGCGGATGATCTGACGGACTTCCGGGCGCATGAGGCTGCGGCGTCTGGGGTGCATGATCTGGCTGCGGGTGCGTCGGTTGTCGGTACGACGACGACGCAGACTCTGAGCAACAAGACCCTGGGCTCTAATCTTGCTGCTGGCGGTTTCAAGATCACGGGCCTGGCTGACCCGTCGTCAGCGCAGGATGCGGCGACGAAGAACTGGGCTGAGACGGGCATGTCGTCGCAGTTGTCTCAGGCCACGACCCAGGCCACGAATGCTGCGGCGTCTGCTGGTGCCGCCTCGACGTCGGCAACAGCGGCTGCAGCGTCACAGTCTGCAGCGTCTACGTCTGCATCGAACGCTTCTACGTCTGCGTCGAATGCGGCATCCTCCGCGTCGACCGCATCGACGCAGGCAGGTGTCGCAACGACGAAGGCCGGTGAGGCGGCTGCGTCCGCGACGGCGGCATTGGCCTCTCAGACTGCGGCAGCGGCATCCCAGTCTGCCGCTAGTACGTCAGCGTCGAACGCTTCGTCGTCGGCATCGACGGCGTCCACTCAGGCCAGCAATGCTGCAACATCAGCGGGTCAGGCCTCCACATCAGCATCGAATGCTGCCGGTTCGGCTTCGGCAGCGTCAGCGTCTCAGTCTGCTGCGGCGTCGAGCGCCTCAAGCGCTTCGACTTCTGCATCGAATGCCTCTGCGAGTGCCGGTAACGCGGCGTCGAGTGCGTCGGCGGCAGCATCGTCTGCTGCCGCTGCTGCCGCGTCTGACGTGTCTGCCCAGGAGTGGGCTACGAAGACGTCTGGTGCTGTTGCTGGCGGGGAGTATTCGGCTAAGTATCACGCGCAGCAGGCGTCTACGTCGGCGTCCAATGCTTCCACTTCGGCGTCGAATGCTTCGACGTCTGCTTCGGCTGCGGCGGGTTCGGCGTCGGCTGCTGCTACTGACGCGGCCTCGGCGGCCGCGTCTGCGGCGAGTGCTGCATCGACATATGACTCGTTCGATGACAGGTATCTGGGTGCGAAGTCGAGCGCCCCGTCGGTGGATAACGACGGGAACGCGCTGGTGGTTGGTGCCTTGTACTACTTGACGACGGGCACGGCGGAACAGAAGGGCATGTACGCGTGGGACGGTTCAGCGTGGGTGAAGGCTGGGTCATCTGCCGTTGGCGCCAAGGGTGGTGGTTCGGACCAGGTGTTCTACGAGAACGACATCACGGTGACGACGTCGTACACCATCTCAACGAACAAGAACGCGATGTCTGCTGGCCCGATCACGATTGCGAACACCGCGACGGTGACGGTTCCGAACAATTCGACTTGGGTGGTGGTGTGAGATGACGCTTCGCTTGAATGGTGCTACGTCTGGTTCGGTGTCGCTGGATGCTCCGGCGACGGGTAGCAATGTGTCGCTGGAACTGCCGACGGACAGCATCAAGCCGGGCATGGTGCTGGTGGCGGCGCAGTCGTTCTCTGCGGTGTCGAGCGTGTCGGTGAACAACTGCTTCACGGCGACATACACGGACTACTTCGTCATGATTAGGGCCTTCGGATCAACTACTACCGAAATGTTCGCTCGCTTCCGCACCTCTGGAACCGACAACACAACTGCCGCGTATGCCTACCAGTCGATCGTTGCGTCTGGCACGAGCGTCACGGGCTCTCTCGCGACCGGAGACACCAAGTTCCGCTTCGGCACCTTCCGCACATCCTTCGGTGCCTACGGCCTGACCATCTACTCACCGCAGGTAGCCAGCACGACTACCGACGTGACAAGCCTCGGCAACGATCAGTCTGGGCTCAACCTTGACTTGCGGTCAACGTGCTTCCAGAACAACGCCAGTTTCGACGGTATCACCGTGTACCCGAACTCTGGCACCGCTACCGGCTCTATCCGCATCTACGGCATCCGCTCCACCGTCTGAAAGGAACACACCAATGGCTGACGTTATCGAGATTGACGCCGCTACCGGCGAGGTGGTCGAGCGGGACTTCACTGCGGAGGAACTGGCGCAGCGGGAGGCTGACGCGGCTGCCGCTGCGGAGGCTGAGGCTGCTGCTGCGGCTCAGGCTGCGGAGGATGCTGCTGCTCGTGCGGCGCTGCTGGAGCGGTTGGGGATCAGCGAGGATGAGGCGCGGCTGCTGCTGGGTGGTGCGTGACCATGCCGGTGACGATCAACGGGTCGGGGCCGGTTACCGGGGCTAACGTGGCGTTAGGTAAGAGTGTTGCAACGGCTACTAGCACTTCCTCTTACACGGGCACCTCGGGAACACTTGCGCAGATCACTGGCATGAGCCTTACCTTCACTGCTGTAGCGGGACGTCAATACAAGGCATCATTTTTCTGTTCTCAAATATCCGGCACCGCTGGAGACAGAGTAGGCCTAGGCATAAATGTCAACTCTGCCGATGTCCAGCAGGCATATCTAAACATGCTGAGTAATGGCTATTGCGTGCATGTTATTGGACTGTTCACGGCATCTGGGTCTACAACCGTCGTAGTCAATGCTATTAGGGATGTCGGCACGGGAACTGTCACCATGTACGGTGCAAGCGCTGCTCCCATTACACTTCTAATCGAGGATATAGGTGCAGCATGAGCACGCTTCGTGTAGCGGCGATCAACAATCCGTCCGCGTCGTCTGGTGGTCTGGCGATCTCGGCTAGCGGGAATGTGACGGGTGCGGGTCTTGACCTGATCACTACGCAGTCGTTCAGTGCGGTGTCGTCGGTGTCGGTGAACAACTGCTTCAGCGCTGCTTATCAGAACTACAAAGTCGTCATGACTTATCGAGGATCGGGCGCTGGGCAGTTGCTGTGGAGACTCCGCGCATCTGGCACTGACGCGACAGGAAGCAACTACTACACGCAACGCGCCATGTTCTACGGCTCAACCTCGAACCCCGCCAGATTCGCTGCTGAGGCTTTCTACCGAGTTGGATCGACTGACGCCAATATCGCGCTATGCAGTCTGACGGGCGACGTGTTCAGCCCGTTTGCGCCCGAAACGACTGTTGTTCAGACACAGGACTTTTCAAATACCGATGCCACTAACTCGACCCTTGGGATTTGGGGCGCTGTCCACTCCCTGACTACCTCCTATGACGGCTTCACGGCATGGAACAACGGAGGCACGATTACTGGCACGATTCGCGTCTACGGATACCGGAACTAGTCCAGCCGCGCATTAGTCCCCAAGTCCCCGCTTGAGCCCCGCCAAGCGCGGGGCTTTCTCATTCTCGGAGAACTACCCGTGCCTGAATGGATCGACTCACCTGGAGAACTCGCCACCGTCCTCGCCATCGGTGCCACCGGGATCGGCATCTTGTTCTGGATCGTGAAAGCGAAAGTGAACGAGGTGCTACACGAGACGAGACCGAACTCGGGCACATCCATGCGAGATGCGGTGGACCGCATCGAGCAGCACATCGTGCGTATCGAAAGCAAGATCGACGGCCACGTGCAGTGGCACCTGGAGGACAAGTGACGAATTCGTGGAAGGACTTCTTGTCCTTCATCAACGACCACCCTGTCGGGGTGGCGTTGAAGGTGTTCGCGGCTACGGCGTTGACGTGGGTGGTGGACAACATTGCCGGGTTCGGTCTGCCTCCAGTTCTGGTGGTGGCTGTTCCTCCGGCTGTCGTGGTGCTGATTGATTACATCAACGGGGAGAATCCGAGGTTCGGTCGTGGCAGCAAGTAGGAGAACGATTAAGGGCTGGCCGGTTGTTGAGGATATGAACAGCGCGTCGCTGAGGCTGTTCCAGATTCCTGGCACTGCCCGGAAGATGCGTCTGCGGAAGGATGTGGGCCCGTATCTGGTGGCGTTCGTGTCGGAGTATCACCGGCTGATTGAGCCGATCGATGTGGGCACGTTCGATGACTGGTCGTGGGCGCCGCCCCGTAAGGGCCGCGCCTCGAACTCGATCAGTGACCATTGCGCTGGTGTTGCCGTGGACCTGAACGCCACGGGTGAGGGTTCGCAGTCTCCGTCGAATGTGTACTGGAAGAAGCACCCGGTCAAGGCGCTGCGCATGCGCGGCCTGCTGAAGAAGTACCGGCTGCTGGAGTGGGGCGGGGACTACCGCAAATTCTTCGACCCCATGCATGTTGTCATTGCGAAGCCTGACGTGAAGGCCGTGAAGGCGGAGATGAAGCGGCTGGGTGTTTCCGCTAACGGCACGATCGGGAAGTAGGGGCGATGGCTGACAACAAGACGATCCCTGGTGATATCCCCCTGGCGATCGGTGTTGATGTCATTGACCGCTTGGCCCGGTTCGATCGCAGCAGTTTCAGTGCGGACTTTGCGATCGGTAACCAGCCGTGGCTGGCTATCCCGTCGGATGAGCGACCCATTTCCCGGGTGACGACGCAGTACCAGAAGGAGCGTGTCGACCAGGAGGCGAGTGCTGGTGAGAACTCGCTGTCGAACTGGTGGCTGCGGTCGTCAACGTCGTGGCATCGGGGTGCCGGTTCGCAGTTCTATGACGCTGACTCGGAAGACCTGTACAGGTTCCGGGCGTCAGCGAACGTGAACGTGTGGAATCAGGGTGAGATCAGCCTGTTGAAGGCGACGGAAACCCTGGTGGGTTCCGGCGCCACGATGGTGGCGAACTGTGCTGTTGGCTTGTGGTGGATTGATGGGTCCCGTGACGTGTGGATCTACAAGACGTCCACCTCGACGGCGACGCAGATCACTGCGTTGGCGTCGGACGCGTACGCCTTGGACACGGATGGCTGTTCGGCTCTGGTCGCTACCGCTAATGGTGTGTGGGAGATTGACGCGACGACGCTGGCAGTGTCGCAGTTGTACTCGGCTCCGGGTGGTTCGTGGACTCCGCACACGATCGGGTACGTGAAGGACCGCATCATTGTTGGTGCGCAGGTGACGGATCCGCTGCCGATGCGCGTGTTCGAGTTGGGTCGGAATCCTGCTTCACCGCCTGTGGCGGTGAGCCTGTCGACGGATTCACGGTACGAGTACAAGTCGACGTCGCTGTCGTTTGTGTCTGTGGCGGAGACGACGGGTGCGATCCTGGTGGCGACGACGACGGGCAACAAGTCCCGGGTGTTGTCGTTCACGGTGGACACGAGCGCGGCGGGCCTGGGTGCGTTGCTGGAGCCGATCAACGTGGCGGAGTTTCCGTCGGGTGAGACGGTGAACAAGTTGCGTGGCTACCTGTCGACGTATGTGATCGCGGCTACGTCTCGTGGCTTGCGTGTGGCGGAGGAGACGCAGAACGGTTTGGGGTTCGTGTATGGCCCGCTGACGATCAGCGGGGCCGTGTCGGATTTCTCGTTCAATGGCGAGTACATCTACGCGACCAGGACGGAGGAGTTCCTGGGCGCGAAGGGCTTGTGGCGTGTGCATCTGGGTACGCAGGTTGGTGCGGTGTACGCGTACGCGTCTGATCTGTCGATCGCGTCGGGCACGCCTGTGGCGTGCGCCCCGGTGGGGAACACGGGCCGGATGGCGATTGCCACGTCGGGTTCGATCTTCATCGAGTCGGCCACGAACTTGGCTGAGGCGGGGTATGTGGATTCGGGGTGGGTTCGGTTCGGGACGACGGAGTACAAGCAGCCGGTGTCGTTCAGTGTCCGTTCGGAGTCCGGGTCGGGGACGTTGGGTGTCCGGGTGACGGACCCGTCCGGGGGTGAGGCGGACTTCGAGTCGATCCCGATGGGGCGGGTGTTGAACATTCCGTTGTCGGCGAATCTGCTGCCGGAGACGGAGTTCGAGGTTCGGGTGACGTTGTCGCGGGATGCTTCGGTGGCGTCGGCTGGGCCGACGCTGCAGGAGTGGCAGTTGCGGGCGCTGCCTGCGCCGCTGCGGTCGAGGACGATTCAGATTCCGCTGTTGTGTTTCGCGGAGGAGAAGGATGCCTTGGGCAATATCCGGTCGGCGGATCCGTGGGAGCGGTTGCGTTCGCTGGAGCGCCTGGAGCAGACGGGTGGGGCTTGCCTGTTGCAGGATTTTTCGACGGGTGAGGAGAGAATCTGTGTGGTTCGGGCGGTTCAGTTCGAGCAGTCGTCACCTACGTCGTTCGTGAATGGGTTCGGTGGGGTGGTGACGGTCCAGTTGCAGACTGTCGATGTGGAGATCGTGTGATATCTGCGGTGCCTGTGGTTTTGGA